GCAATTCAGTCACCCAGCGGCAAGTTCTGGGGAACCGCTGAAGATTTAAGGCTGGCAAAATGGATTTTCAGTTTTGTCATGGAAATTAACGCAACGGTTAAGGAGCCTTCATGGTCGAGCTGGGCAAATGACATTCGGTTAATTCGTTTTGGCAAGCAATGTGACCACCGGACAATCGCCAAAACTTTCAAATGGGCGAATTCCGATGGATTCTGGCAAACAAATGTGTTAAGTCCTTCTAATCTTCGTCGGCACTGGGAACAGATATTTCCCAAAAGCCAACAAACTGTGGCGAAGAATAAAACCCACGATCGGACCAATATCGATTTTGATAACGATGATTGGGCAGAAGGTTTGACAATATGAAGGATATAACGCAAGTCATAAAAGATCGGGATGTGGTTCAACTTTCGCTTATCGCACAACATTATCCTGATCACAAAGCCGATCCGATGCCAAAAAAAGCCATCGCGATTTTTAATGATCTCTTTAAACAACTCAGGGCCATATTTCCGGCCATGATGAACACCATTCAGGATCAGTCACAATTTGATGAAATGCGTCGGCAATGGGTCAAAGCGATAGCCGAAAATGAAATTTATCGCACTGACCAGATTGAAGCCGGAATGAAAAGGGCAAGGCAACATGAAAAACCTTTTCTTCCGTCACCCGGCGAATTTATTTCATGGTGCAAAGAGGGGTTGCCCGATATTTACGGTTTGCCTGATGCACAGGAACTTTATGATTCAGTGATGATGTTCAGGGCCAAACGTTTTCAGTTTCGCTCAGCCGAAGATTATCCCTGGCAATCTCACGCTGAATATTGGTTAGTGACGAAAGTCAGTAGCAAAATGACAAATCTATCCCTGACCGTTCAGGAGGCGTTAAAGACCTGCGATCAGGAAATTAAACGGCTTTCAAAGAAACTTTCTCAGGGTTATGAAATTCCCGAACCCGTCGCACAGGTCGAAAAACACCTGATTGTGACCCCGCCAGAAGTCGCTTTGAACCACATTGCGAAATTGAAAGCCATGTTTAAAGCCAGCCATTAAAAAAGGGCGTTCGCGCCCTTTTATTTCGAACCCGCCAACATGTCAGCCTATTACAATGAAATTGATCCAAAATGCGCCGCCTGGCTTCGGATTCTGATTAATGCGAATTTAATCGCACCGGGTGAGGTGGATGAACGAAGCATTATCGATGTCACACCCGATGACCTGATCGGATTTAAACAATGTCATTTTTTTGCCGGAATAGGGGGCTGGAGTTATGCCCTTCGCTTATCTGGCATCGATGACGATCAGCCCATCTGGACCGCATCACCACCCTGTCAGCCCTTCAGCACGGCAGGTTTACAGAAAGGGAAATTAGATGAACGTCACCTTGCACCCGTCCTTTTATCGCTTGTCGAAGCAAAACACCCTTCAGTCCTTTTTGGCGAACAGGTTAGCGCATCGATTTCAAAAGGCTGGCTCGATGATCTATTCATTCACCTGGAAGGGGAAGAATACGAATGCGCATCGGCTGTATTGCCAGCTGCAAGCGTCGGCGCACCCCACCAGCGCAACAGATTGTTTTTTGGTGCGCATCGCCTGGCCCACCCCATGCGACCAGAACGCCACCGTCAGAGCCTATCGCGATCGCGACAAACTGTTAATCCGCAATCAACGTGGTCGCCAGCTCAACCTTCAGGACCAGGTTATTCTGACGCACTGGCCAACGGCGACCACCAGCGATTACAAGGGAAGTGGTCCGACCACGATTCGAATGGATGGCAAAAACAGAATGTTCGACAGGCTGGACTATGCGACCGAACAGGGTTTGTTGAGACATTCACCCCTGACACCTATTCGAATTTCCTGCACTGGTCTGATGCGGATTGGCTCAGATGCTATGATGGGAAATTCCGGGCAGTTGAACCCGGCTCATTCCCGCTGGCTCATGGGCTTCCCGCCCGAATGGGACGATTGCGCGGTTATGGCAATGCCATAGTCCCACAGGTGGCATCAGAATTTATCAACGCGTTTTTTGATGCAGTTTCCGATAAGTTTTCCGATAAAAATTTCTCTTTTTTCTGACGGTTTTCTTCTCATTTAAACCTTCCCATCGACCGTTTCTATGATGGATTTGGCCATGCTATGCTGGCCAGAGTGACGCAATCACAAAGATTTGATTTATGAACTCTCTCACCTGAAGTAAAGAGACTTTTATGAAATTGGATCTGCATCATGGCGATTGTCTGGATGTTCTTAAAACCCTTCCTGAAAACTCTGTTGACAGTATTATCACCGATCCGCCGTATGGCTTAAGCAAAGCGCCTGATATGACGGAGGTGTTAACGCACTGGCTGAGCGGGGATGATTATGAACACAAAGGGAATGGTTTCATGGGGAAAAGCTGGGACAGTTTTGTGCCGGGGCCGTCCGTCTGGCGTGAATGTTTTCGCGTTCTCAAACCTGGCGGTCATCTTCTCTCTTTCTTTGGCGCACGAACCTATGATTTAGGCACGATCGCGATCCGCATGGCCGGATTTGAAATCCGTGATCAGATTATGTGGGTGTATGGCTCAGGCTTTCCCAAATCCCACAACATCAGCAAAGCGATCGATAAAGCGGAAGGCGTGGAACCGACAATTGTCGGTCACAGTTCAAATGGCATTGCGGGGGGAACAGGTGAGTTCACATCCGGCAATCCTGACAGCGCGGGTTATAAAAGCGAGTTCGATATAACGGTTCCCACCTCTGAACAAGCGAAAGAATGGGAAGGGTGGGGAACCGCTCTCAAACCCGCCCATGAACCGATTTGCATGGCCCGTAAACCTTTTTTGGGTCCGGTTGCCGCGAATGTTCTCACGCACGGCACAGGGGCCATCAATATCGATGCCTGTCGCATCGGCAACGAAACCCGGTTTAATCCACCCTCCCATAACAAGCCAGGAGGTAACAGTTTACACATGTCCGTATCTGGAATGCCTGAGGAGGCTGAAGGATCAGAGGTGTCAGGGCGCTGGCCTGCGAATTTCTGTCATGACGGAAGTTTTACCGTCACAAAACACTTTCCACAATCATCATCGACCGGCAACCGTAGCGAGGCAAGCCGAAACGCCAACGTCGCCGGAACGAAGTTCTTAATGGATAACCACCAGAGTCGCGAATACACGGATTCTGGCAGCGTTGCCCGTTATTTCTATTGCGCCAAAACCAGCAAAATCGATCGCGATGAAGGCGTTTTATCGGCTTCGGATTCACGGTCTAAAAATAACCATCCCACAGTGAAACCCACAAGCCTGATGGGCTGGCTGTCTTTACTGGTCACACCACCTGGCGGAACCATACTCGATCCCTTCATGGGTAGCGGGTCAACCGGCAAAGCGGCAGCGATTCATGATTTTGATTTTATTGGCATCGAAAAAGAGGCCGATTATCTCTCTATCGCTCGCCAACGCATTGAATTCAAGCGAGACCAGAAACAGGAGGAATGATGTTAATCCCACCTGAAGGGATTCGTCTTAATCAGCTTAATTTTATCGAAATACGACAGGCGCTCGAAACGGAACTTCGGGCGGGGCAGTCATTCAGGCTTCGCCTTGAACCGTGGCGAGAAAAACGCACTCTGAACCAGAATGCGATGTTCCATGCGTGGATGGGGGAGTTAAGTCGGTATCTGATCAGGCGTGGTCGACCGTTCTGTTCGCCTGAATGGTGCAAGGATGCAATGAAATATACCTTCCTCGGTTTTGAAGAAACCACATTCACTGACGTTCAGACGGGCGCTCAGATTGTGAGGGAAACCCTTCGCCATACCTCTAAGCTAAAGACAGGTGAAATGTTCCATTTCATGACGAAGGTTCAGGCGTGGTGTCTTGATATTGGTTGCCTGTTGCGGGTTCCGGTCACATCTGAGTTCTTCGAACTGAAGCGTCAACAAGAGGTTTGATCATGTCGTCTGATGATAATGTGATTGATATCTGGATCCACAAAGACCCGAACGCAGACATTAACGAAATGAAGAATTTCGTTGAGGCTGACAAGCCAGAGTCCGCGCGGCGTTGTCCACATTCAAATGTGCTGGTCAGCGAATTTGAACGGTCGATCAGTTGTCGGGTGTGCCATGCCGCCCTTGACCCGTTCGATTATCTGTTATCGCTGGCAAAGAAAGAAACCCGCCTTGACTGGGAACTTCGCGCCCTGCGCGGGGAAATCAAAACCCGGCGCGATAACCTCGCAAACCTCAAACGGGAAGAGGTCAACACCCGTGGGCGCATTCGCAATGCTCAGTTCAAACTTAATGATATTCAGCTGGCGATAGATGAAGCCAGTGACACACTCATAAAAAAGAAAGGTCATCATGAAAAAGCCTAAACCCTCAGAGATCGAAATCATTGAACAGATCATCACGGACTATCTTAAAGAACGTGACTTTGGCACCCCTGATCAGATTTATTCTACCTGTCGCGAACGCGTTCCATATTTTCTCTTGCGAGAAGTGATTTTTGATATGTATAAAAAACACATTCTTCGCCGAAAGTTACTCAAAGTAACAGGGGCGAATTATTGTCTGGCTGTTCGCTTACCGAATTACGGTACACTTTATCAAAAACGTCGACCGTCCAAAAAAGAAAAACAACGTAAAGAACAGGAAAAGCTATCGTTAATGGATTCCGTCCGACAAGGTTCTAAGGTGTATAAACTGGATCAACTACTGAAAAATGTAAGGGAGTCAAATGAAAAGAACGTGGTTTCAGCATTATCCTATGAATGAAGCGGAAGCAAATAATCTTATTCGTGATTACTCCCGAAAGGGTGTGAAAACTGAAAAGAACCTGACAGCGGATCCGCGATTTTTTGTTGTCAGTGCGTTTCTTCCGATGTCAAATTACATACCTAAATCGAATCGATCGCTTATTAACACACTTTGGCGATAATATAATAACCATTCCAGCCAGCGAACCTGCTGGCTTTTTTAATTCAAATCATCCTCAGCGTCATGACTGAACCTTACTTTAAAGGACTCATTATGATCGCAACCCCAAAAGAAAAAACCTGTCCCATCTGCAACAAGCGTTTTGTGCCGTGGCTGACCACTCAGCATGTCTGTTCTGATTATAAATGCGCGCTGGCGTGGAATCGTCGCCTGGATGAAAAACACCGGGAACGCAAAGAGCGTCGCGCATTGCGCGCGGGGTTTGTCAGCAAGCCGAAGAGCTGGGCGGACGTGAACAAAGAAGCCCAGAATGCGTTTAACCGGTATATCCGCATCCGCGATGAAGGCCGTCCCTGTCATGCCTGTGGATGCCTGCTTAACGATAACAATCCAAACAAACCCGGTCAGTTCGTTGATGCCAGTCATTATCGGTCGCGCGCCGTCGCCGCACAGCTGCGGTTTAATGTGTTTAATTGTGTCACCTGCTGCTGGACCTGCAACCGGCAGCTTTCAGGCAATGCGCGTAATTTACGCAAGGGGCTGATCTACCGGTTTGGGTTGTCGATTGTGATACGACTGGAAGTCGATAATTCCTTTCATCACCATTCTGTGAATTACCTGACCCGCCTCACCGATATCTTTAACCGTCGCGCTGACCAGCTTCAGAAGCGCCGCCGTGAAAAGGAAATGCTATGAATCTCGAAAAAACCGTTCGTTTCCATTTCCCCAAATCCACACACATCACGGACGAACCCCGGTCCACGAATGAGGATCGTTTAATGACCTCAGATGTGATGGCGGCGCTGGGTCTGGCTCAGGCTGAATCGGGTTTTGGGATGTCAGCGTTCTTTGGCAAGCTGGGGATCAGCCAGCATGATAAGAATTTGGCTATCACCGGGCTGATGAAACTGGTCCGGCATAAGCTGGCCAAAGTGAAATGTTTTGATGACGTGTCCGGTCATCGACGCGGACGGGCGATCTACCTGATCGCATTGTTCGCGTATGAAGATTACTGTCGTTCGGCTGAGTCACCGGAAACGCGCTGTAAATACTGCAAAGGACGAGGTTCAGTCTGTGATAGTGAAACCCTCTCTAAGTTCCACCAGCGCGTGATGAAGCCCTGTCCACGTTGTCAGGGAAAGGGATTTAAGAAGGTCAAAGGAAGTGGGCTGTTCCGGGCGATCACGGCTATCATGCCGGGTTTTTCTAAGGCGTCATTCTACCGGTATATTTTCCCGGTCTTTGAAGAAATGATTCAGGTCTGTTTTAAGGAGGAAAGTCGCGCCGATGACGCTTTAAAGCATGTGACACGACAAAAAGATTAATAAAGCGTGCGAAAAAGACTTAGGTCATCTTGATGGATTGAAAAAAAGTGCATAAGCTGAGCACACAGGGTCAGAAATCCGTCAGATGCTTTGCCTCATCTTTCCTCCTTTGTTGCTGATCCTTAATCACTCTCTTTCTTTCGTTGTGACCATGGGACGCATGGGAAGTCTGAGAGTGGTGAACCTCTTCGTGTTGATCGCTTTGTAGTAAAAAAATGGCCGCCTATCCGGGCGGCCAAAATCATTCAAAGTGGATAACATCTTTAGCGCCGCTGCTACAGCTTTACAACGGCGGAAAGGATTTTAGTTTTCGGAGTATTTAAAAACGTATTAATCTGAGCGATTATTAAAAATTCGCATTATCTGGAACTAGTGCGTTCGGCAATCTGGCTATTTTTAAATCAATAAAAATTGCAAAATTGCAAATTTCTTCGCACGACGACAGCGATAGAATGCCGTTATGGTTGGCTATCGATAATAACTTACGTGCGAGAACATTTTATGGATGCGATCTTAACTCAAGAAAAAGAATTTGCGTTTGCCGCTGTTGGTTCCATGTGCCTTGTCGCGATGGCTTCCGGCAAAATGACCGAAAATGAAGTTGAAGAGATTTATATTCAGATCCATCAATCTGAAAGGATGAATAATGAATCGGATTTTGCCTTAGAGGCGCTTGATGATATTCAGGGTCGGTTAAGGGTTAATTATCATAATACTCAGGAAAATCTGTTAGCCGGAATGGCCGCTATTCCGTTCGATCACGATCAGGCGGTCGAAATTATTAATATGTCACTGGATGTCATTAAATCGAATAAAGAGATCCCCACCGAAAAAATCGATGTGTTATCGGGACTCTGTAAAGTCTTGAATATTTACTCAGACGAATTTAATTTTATCACCTAAAAATTACACCACGTTACCTCAGCTATCATATTTGCAAGCATTGACCCTGTTGGATGACAGGGTTTTTTTTGCACATCTTGTGTGGTCTGGTGTGTTATTTTTGTTTACAATCCCGGCTTCAACCCTGAAGGAAGCAGGTGATATGCGTTACCCCGTTGATGTTTATTCTGATGTCCGTGGTTATTTTGTCTTCTGTCGCGATCTGCCTGAGGCGGAAGGGCGAGGCAAAACCCGTGAAGAGGCGTTTGAAGCCTGTCAGAACGCGTTGATTTGCGTGTTCAATGATTTCTTCCTCAGTCGTGAGGCGATCCCGTTACCCGGTGACTTTGAACGTGATTTCATCACCGTTCCCGCGTCTGTCGCGGCGAAAGTGCTGTTGCTGAACGAAGTGGTCGCTCAGAACGTCGCGAACACCGAACTGGCCAGACGCATCGGTCTGAAGCGTCAGGAGATCACCCGGCTCTTCGATCTCAACCACGCCACCAAAATTGACACCATTCAGAAAGCACTTGAAGTGATGGGTAAACACCTTGCGCTTCGTGCGTTGACAATCCCCCGTTTTCCCAAAACCTGAATTTTCATTAGGGTTTTTCCTCCCTCGCTTGCCCAAGCGATTTTAAAATC